GTCATAAGGAAATAAGTTATCTCTTACATCAGCAAGAGCTATTCCTAAGGCTTCTCCTACCATTGAAGGATCAGCACCACTTCCAAATTCTCTTTCGATCATATTTACAAGACTATTAATTAGGTTCTCTTTTAAGGCCTTCTTTTCTTGTAGAACTTCTATTTTATCGCCTTTTTCGAGAATAACATCTCCTATTTTTACTTCTTCTTGTATTTCTACAATATTCTTTTCTTCTTTACCCTTTTTCATTCTTTTCCCTCTCTTACAATAGTGTATCGTCCATATTCATATATCCCATTGTTATAGTAGTAGTAATAGGATCTCCACTTGTATAATCAAAGCTCACATCTCCTACTCCTTTGCACCAAGCTCCCTTAAAAGTCCAACTGCCAAAGTTAGGAATAGGAACACCGCTAGGATCAACTGCCCAAACTGTAACATCTGTTCTATTATTAGATGCTAAAGTATCAGTACCTACAGATCCAGATGCAATATTTTGAATGGAATTCCTCCAAGTTACAAACATTTTATATACAAGATAGTTTCTATCTACCCGTACATCGAATGTAAATTCTTTTGGATCCTCTAACTTACCATTAGGTTTAGTAACTCTTTGGGTCTTATAATGTACTTCGTATTCTCCAGTAGTTACTCCAGGAATAGTTACATTTTGCACCCGTAGTAACATATTCTCTAGTTCACTAAGTACTGGTATAGGAACAAAAGACATTTCAAATAAGTTTGTAAATGCATCATCCCCAAGAGCGTATATACGTTCGATCATCACTAGTCTCCTTTAAATCATTAATTCTTTCTCTATTATATTAGTATAAATTTCTTCGAAAGTATTATACTTAAATTTTTTTTGTCTTACTCTTATAAATTTATAATTTGGATAATAATTTTGTATTTCCCTTTGCCTTAAAATATCTTTATAGTTTAATTTCCCATTTTTATTATAATGACCTTCTTCGTCCCATTCAATTATAATTTTTAATTCGTTATTAATGTAGTCTAACCAATACCCTAACTTTTTTAAAAATTTTTCGCCTTTTATTGTTAAAGCATGTTGTCCGCATGTATTTGTTTTCCAGTCAATATAGTTAAAAAATTGACAAGCTTTCTTATTAAAAACTGGAAAAGCAAAATTTGTTCTATCTATAGCTTTTAGTCTTTGTTTATTTTTTATATCTAAAGATTCCTCTTCTCCGTATATTTCTTCATATGTTTTTCCCCGTCTATCGCGTAGATGACTGTAGTCGTATTCCTTATTTTCGAGAATTTTTCTCTTTATTTCTTTTGCTTTTTTTTCTCCATAAAATTTTTCGAAGCTTTGACCTTTTTTAATATATTTATTGTTTTTACGATTTTCTTTAGTATGATTACTACCACAGCACTTATCACTACAAAATTCTGAATAACCGTATTTATATCCTCCAAATCGTACTTTTTTTCCGCACTCTTTACAAACAGGAAAAGAACTTATATTGTTCATTATCCAATAAGCTCTTTCTTGTAAAGAAATACTTTTAGGAAGATTATTTGTATATTCTAATATCTTGTTTACTATGTTTATTTCCTTTTGGACTTTTTGAGTAAAGAAAACTCCATTTTTATCAAAAGCGAATTCTTTTATATACTTTTTTAATTCACTTTTATTTTTAGGATTATAATTATAAGTATACTTAATATTATTACTTTTATGAGGTTTCTTTTTTAATACATAGCCTTTTTTAAACCCTTTAAAAGTTTTAATTCTCGTTTTTTCTCCTAAAATATTTTTTTGAAAGACAAAAGACTCCTTTATATTGTTTAATATACAATATATTCTTTCATTAAAATTTACATTTTCCTCTAAAAAAGAGGAGTAGAATAAAATCGATTTTTTCCATTCGGGATAATACCCAATATTGATTTTATGAATTATAGCTGTCTTTATATTGCCATTCTTAGTAAAAAATCTATTACTAAGAATGGCCTTTAATTCATTAATATTTAAAATTTTTCCCTTCATCTTATGATGCTATCAATTCTTGTATATCTACACTTTGTCCTACATTAGTAAATCTAAATTCAATAGTTTCACTGTAAGGAGTAACTTTTACAAATAAGTCATATATAAACTTTCTTTGACTTCTTGCTGTAGCATCATTATTATTTTCATTACAAACAATAGCATAATCTGCTAAGAGTCCTTCAGCTAAAACAGGGTCAACTATAAGTCTACCTTTCGAAGTAGCAAGCCGTCTATGGTAGTCATCATTAAGTTTAACAATCTGATAAACAAGTACTTGCTGAATAATATTAGACTGTATATAATCAAATAATCTTCTATGTGCAATCCAGGAAGTATCACTTAAATTATTAGGACTTTGAGCTGTTCTTTGGGAAACAACCATATATCCATATCCGGGATAATATACAATTGGGTTAATACCTTCTTCGTCTAATGTTTGAAGCTCACTTTCGGTAGGATCATATTTCATTTCTAAAATACCAGGACCTAATTGACCGCCATGATTATTCTCATCGATCCATGCAGGAGCTCCTCCATTATATATGTCAGCCATTTGAGCAAGTTTAACACCTACTCTACCTATAAGTGATGTCCAAAAACTTGAGTTATTATAAGTATCTTTTACTTTTCCATAGTTCCAATAAAATGCTAATCCTGCATTATTAACACCGTATCCTTGTTTAGTTGTTACTGCACTAGAAGCTGTTTCTGTACTAGGAAGTGGCATAATATAAAAAGCATATTTTTGATATGTATTTCTAAGAGTATTAAAAGTAGTAACAATCCCATCGTCTGAAGTGGGGTCCATAAATATTCCTGCAGGATAAGTACTAGAGTTCTTAAAATAATCCCATCCTGTATTTAACTCAGTAATAGTAATAGTAGTTCCTCTATCTCCTTTATCGAAAGCTACAATAGAAGTATCGTCAGTAAAAGGAGCTAAATCTGCATCACTATTAACGACAACTTGTAAATAATCGTTATCTTCCAATACTTCAGTAATATAAATATTTTCTCCGAATCCATTGGTTTCATTTTCAACTAACGAAACTTCATAATCTTCTATTTCAGTCCAAGTAGTCCCACCGTCGTCTGTTTCGTAAAGAGTAATAGTAAAAAATCCATTACTTGTATTTCTTTCTACAGTAACTCCTAACCAATCTGCACTAGGACTTTTAGAGGTAAGAACGAACCACTCATTATCGCTGCTAAATGAATAATCATCTAAACTATCTGGATCAATACCTGTACTTAAAGCTTCTGTGCCATTTTCTGTTACTAAAACTCCCCCGAGTAAAGCATCGTCAGCATAGGGTGCAGAAACCCAAATATCATCTTGATAACAAAACTGAATAGCTTCCCATACATCGGGGTAAGTAGCAGAAGGTTTTCCAAATATATCTAGAATTCTTTTTTCTTCACCTTTAAAAATTTTAACTGGTTTAACAGGACCTCTACTTGCTCTTATTACCATTGCACCGGTAGTTAAAGCTTCACCCTGTACTGTAGAAGATCTATCTATTTCCTTAACATTCAATCTCCATGTGCCTGTTATACTGCCCATATTTTATTCTCCTTTTAAATCTTCAATCTCTTTATTTTCCATTATATTAGTAAATGATTTTAATATAAGTACCTATTCTACTTCCTCTGTTAGATGATTTATTACAAATTCATATGTTTCATCGTATTCTGTTCCCTCAAATTCTTTAGAATATGCAAAATTAAATAATAATGTTTCCGGTATTGATATATCTGCATTAGTAGAAAGTGCCATTGTATTAATAGTAAAAGGAATAGAAATACTATGTATTTTATTTTGTTCTAACCAATCTTGTTCATTATATTCTGGCTCATATTGTATATTATCATATCCTAATAAAGCCGGAAAAGCTAACTCGTCTTCCTGTCCGTCTACTGTTACTGTAGGCTGAAGAATAGTTTTATTATCAGCATCGTATAATATTTCTGTAACAGCCCACCTCATATCATAATCTTTATGATACCAAACTGTAGCTTCATAAGTAATATCAAAAGGTTTATACCGTACTTTTGTTTGATATTGAGATATATAAACTCCTTTAGTATATCCTGTAGCATTCCACCAAGTTCTATCCCCCGGTTGTACATCAGTTATTCTAAAATTAAGAAAAGGTAAACTTAAAAGACCATTATTATCATCAGATCTTTTCCTAAAAGCATATGCATCAGAAGAATATATTATTCTATTAGTGTCATCATCGAATAAATATCCAGCAAAGTGGTTTATAAGTGTAAGATCAAGTGAATAAAATGTATTTAAAAAATTCTTATCTGCATAGAAGTTTGGCATAATATATTAGTATTGTATTCTCTGTACAAGTTCAAGATAAGGAATAGCTTTATGATAATCCTCAAAGTAATCACTAAATACTTGTCCCATTTTAAAAAACATTTGCATATCATTATAGTTAACAATATGATCTTTTACTAACTTTAGCCATATATCCTTTTGTATATTATTCCATGTTTGAAGATCACATCTTTCTAGGCCCTCTGTTAGAGAGGTTATAATCTGAACATACTCTGTATCACTAAAGTTAATAGTTCGAGCCATTTAAAATTGTATTCCAAAACTTAGTGAAATTTGAAGAGGGTAACCAAGATCTACTCCTATAGAAACAGCTTCGAAAAGTAGAATATATGGTTGCCCTCTAAAAGTAAGAAGGGTGTTTGAATCATAAAACATAGCCCCTCCATTTATATTAATCCCCCATTTAACTGGGGTAGGTTTAACCTTTTCTTCTAAAAGATCTTGTGTCTTTTTTAGTTCTACTTTTAAATTTTCTATAGTTTGATTAGATTCTTTTAACCGTTCTTTAAGTTCCTCTATTTTTTTAAGAAGTTTTTTCTCATCTTCTAACTTCTTTTCTAAATCATACCGTTCTCCCCAATATAGTTCTGCTACTTCTATAATAAGATCTTTCATTTCTTTTTTATCTTTAGGGATTTCTATACTTATTTCTTTATCATACGGAGTATTAAGTACAACAGTTTCTTGAGCTATAAGAGGAAAA